ATGCCTGCATCTGAGCAGGATGCTGCCAAGCAGTGGCGCTGAAGTTATTGTCAATACCAACTCTATTTCCAATCTTGTTAATCGCCAGTCGAGGCAATGGAAGTGATAGCGCAGCGGCACCAGCATTTACACGATTTGATCTAACTTCAGGAGTCGTAGCTCTATCAAATCCAAGCCAAATACCAGTAGAAGCATTCGAGTGGTGATACGGAACACCATATAGAGCAGGTAGTGAAGCAGGAGATGCCAATCCATCAGTCACGATAACGTCAGTTGCAATAGCACCAGCAATAGCAGGAGTTACCTGAATAGTTTTATTTTCTACGTCCCAAAATGTAATAATACCTGACCCACGCAGAGTAGCCAACGTAGCATCAAATACCTGAATCTTCTGATCAAATCGCATAAGCCTTGCACCAAATCCATCAGTTGTCAATGTATATGTATCTACACCAGCAGCAGTAACAACAGACGTAATAGTTCCAATCTGTCCTGTTCCGGGCTGCTGAAGCTGAGCATCAATCTGACGACGAAGCTCAACGATAGCACCAGCCGTTAAACGACGAACAGCATTGATAACAGCTTTACGCCTATCATCAGTAGACCACTGAGTTAGCTTTGTATATTCAATAGCTTCAGACATAAAGACTGGTCTAAGAGTAGCCTTATCCCAAGTGGGACCACCACCCCTTCCCAGATCACCACCGTTAGGATTAAAATATGCAAATCGTCCACCAGGTCTCAATTCCAATGGGACTCTCATCTCACGAAAAGATACAACTTCTACTGGCCTACGTTTGATATTTGCATAAAAGTGATCGTCAGACTCAAAAACAGTCTGAACTTTGGACAGGACATTTTCTAGTTCTGTCCCTGCTACTTGTGATTCAACTACAGCAGGCATCTTTTATTTCTCCAGCAAAGTGGTTAATCTCTCATGAAGAAATCCGAAACGGATTCTCCCTTTTGCATTTGAGCTTTTCCACCTTGCTGGCGTGGACGACCAGGAGGAACAGTTTGTCGTTTTTCGCGACGTTCTTGCTGATTGTCTTTCTCATCATCTTCATCAGCTTTTCGTGACGAAGGTGAGGCATCTTTTAGAGCTTCTGCTCTGGCTTTCTTGATAACTGCGGGTAGTAACCCTTTACTCTTACCCAAATATGCGGACTGAATGCGTCTCTGTGTGTCTGCACTGAATTTCTTTGAGAAGGCATCTTGCCACAATCTGTCAAGCAAATTACGGAATGCCTTATCACTCTTGACTGTATTGTGCAGACTCTGTAAACATTCCCGAACAGCATGTTTCTTTACATATCCTGTCATCTCATTTTTAGGATCGATATAATCACTGATTGTATTTCTCAGAATATTATCAACTTTAGTTTGCAAATCATCCCTTACAGATTCAAATCTTTCACGATAGAATGTTTCTCTTTCTCTTTTAGCTTCGCTATCTTCATTTTCATCCTTCTCACTAACTCTAGGTTTTGGAGGAGTGTATTCAGTCGTCCCAAATAGAAACTTATTTAACTCAACTGCAACTTTGTTAAGTTCATCATCGTTATTCTGTCTAGCAGCTTTAGCAATTTCTCTAATGATAACCTTACCAACATTTGAAGCAACTTCAAGATAAGCTTGCGGATCAACATTGCTCAATGCAAGAAGGTAATTGTCTACAATCTTATCGAATGAACGAGGAGCATCAGTCTTTACTTGCTTGAGAATATTTTCAATATTTCCACTTGCTAACTCTCTTGTAAATTCTGCAACAGTTTGAGATTGCTCATAAACTTCTCTTGCATCATCAAAGGAACCAAACAGTTCAGTATATTGTTTATCACGATAAATCATCTTTTCAAACCAAGGAAACTCTTTCAATATCTTTGGATACTTAGATAGCAGCTCTTTCTTACGAGGAGGCGCATCAATCTCTATGTCATCTTCAATCTTCTTTTCATCATCATCTTCAATTTTCTTCTCTTCACCATCTTCATCTAAATCAATCTTTTCTTCATCATCAACATCTTCTCTTAGCTTAATTTCATCTGGATCAGTCTCAGTTTCAGTTTTATCTTCTTTTTCAGGCTTTTCAGTCTTTTCTGGTTTATCAGCAACTACAGGCTTATCATCCTGACTGAATAAAGTTTCAACATCTGCTACACTTGCAACCTTACTGGTAGGGGACTCTGACATCTGAGTCTCCTTCTATAAGCTGTGGTTCAACCTGCTTAGGTTTCTTAGCAGGCTTTGAACCAGAATTGCCTTGCGGCGTTTGCTGCTGTTGTGCTTGTTGCTGCATTTGAGCAAGCATATCTTGTTTCACGATCTCGATATGCTCTTTCATGTGCAACAGAACATTCTTGTAACCAAGAGGATTTTCAACTTTTGCTAGCCGTCCGGCCTGTCCTACTAGCCAAGAACGACAAACGTCAGCTTCGACTGCGTGATTATCAACATCTGGATCAATTGGAACAGATGAAACTTCCATCAATTGAGGAGCCTGTCTAGCCTGAATAGCAAGTTCAATCATTTCAGGGGACGGCTCCATTTCGATGGGTTCGCTATTGATTAGGAGATTAATCTCCTCATACTGTTTCTGTCTGTCATCTTCACCAGGAATCTTAAACTCTGGAATCTTGACAATCTTACGTAGGAATGGAATGTTGTCTGGTGTGACAAGAGCAGAAGCAATAGCCTGATTATTCATCTCCATTAATCTCATAACAAGTTCAGCTTTCTGTTCATCACTGATTGGAATACCTTCTGCAGATTCTAGTTCAACGTCACCAATCTTACCAATCAATTCAGATTTCCTGACCCATACATTTATGTAGTTGCCATCTTTATCTTTCTTTGTATAGTGCTCATCATCTTTGACAACTTTGATGTAAGCAGGAATAGCTTTACCAAACATAGTCTTCCACATAATAGTAAACATACGCCAAGGAGTCTGTAACCTTTGCAAACTAGCAGTCCTTGATAATGCATATTCACTTGCAGTTCTAGAGCTACCAGCTTCTTGAGAGCCACCAAAGATTGATGGCATAGCAGCACTAACAAACTGCCCTAACTGATTAATCATGCTATAGAATTGAAATACTTCAGGTGAGAGGGCTGATGCCTTGGTCGCGAAGAAGGCTTCACTAATATTTCTAGTTCCACCTTGTGGTTTGGTAGGAGTGATTACACCAGGATTGGCTTCTACTTGCCTCTGAGCCTCGAAGTTGACAATTGCTGGATCAGCCCATGTCTGTGGAATTCCGTGTTCAATTGTCTGTAAGATGAGAGAGATGAGATCGTTAACGATATCTTGAATGTTAACGAGCAATTCTCCAATAGGATCGAAACTGCTAAAGTCTGCGAGTGGGTTCTTAACAATTGTCCAACAATCATCCATGTTTTCATTACATGCATCAACAACTAAATCGTCTACAACTACAACTTTACATCCATCTGGGAATCTCTTGTGAAATTCTTCAGACTGTTCTTTAGTTAAGACATTGAATGCATCAGGACGAAGCCACGCATTCCTGACAGTAACTTGATCGTCAGGATACATATTCCTGTATTGAGGATTAAGCCTAGCATACTGTTGATATGGATCTGGACCAGGAGCATTACTTCCTTTCGGAAGTTTATTCCAAAGATCGTCATCATCTTTATATCTCTCTAGAACATTAACGTAGTTAGTTTCATATGACCAGATAAGATATGGCATATCCTTCTGGTCACGAGCCCAAGTAGGAACCTTAATGTAAAGCTCTCCGAATATGTCAAAGCAAATACGGCTCTTTGGCTTCTGTGTCATTCCAACAAAACGTGGAACGATCAGTCTAGACTTTTGTAACTCAGGATCTAACTCGACGCCACATTCAGGACATACTAACTTATCAGATTGAAGTGCTGCATGTAGTTCAACGTCATCATCATCTGGTGCATATTCATCCAGTTCATCAAACTTGAAAGCTTCAGATTCTGCCTCCATCTGTTGCATAGTGTCATCAATAATAGTTGGATTTTGCATCCTAAATGATTCAATAATTGCATCTTCTATCCTGGCAGCACAATGAGGACAAGCATAAGCATCAATCTTTTCGTCTTCATATTTTCTCTCATTGTAAGTTCCATAAGCCTTATCTTCTTTCTCATACTGATAACTTGCAACTAATCCCTCTGTCATGTAGACATACAACATCCTCAACCAAATAAAGATAGCATCATTATGTTTGTAAAGGAGTTCAGCTATCTTATCTCCAGCTTTAGCTGTAGCTTGATCGGCTGCGTTATCAGCATCATCAGGAGAACAACTAATGCCAGGAATCTCAATCGATAATGCTGCAATGATAGTTTCTAGAAATGCTCTGAATACATTTACTGGTCTATCGTAATAACCCTGATCACTACCAGCATTAGCACTCTCTTCACTCCCAAAGATTCTGTAATCACCATTTGATTCTGACCAGTAAATCTGAGAGATGCTATTCCAATAAAGTTTTAATCTTCTAATATGTCTAAGTTTGTAGACACGAGTAGCTAGGTCTTCATCCTCAAAGTGTTCAACAACTGTCTTGAGGAGAGATTTTTCTTCTTCTGTTAGTTTTCTAGTTTTACCGCCAGCAGAATAATCAGCCATCTCTCTTTCTCATGAATAACTTTCTTTTCTTTTCAGGGGTTTTACTGACGAACTCTTTAGCTACTTCTTCACTTGGTCCTACGCCAGATGAGGATTTAGATTTACTTGGCTTTTTACCAGCCGCAATCATAGCCATAAGACGATACTGTTTTCCTGATTTGGCTGGCATTTTTTAATCCTCCGTTTAAGTCTCTGTTTAAGTCTCTGTTTAAGCCTCCGCTATCTAAGACTACGTTGTAATAGTTACAGCGACGTTTCCACCTGCTACTGGAATAGAGAACGTAACGGTATCGATATTGCTAAATTGAAATTGTTTAGTTCCTAGTTCCTGAACTACTTCGAATGTCTGCCCTTCAAAATCAAAGTTAAGTTGTCTAACTCCAGTAAGGGCTAGTGCTGTTACTGCCAAACCGGGACCAGCACTTCCTGTAACGGTAACTGTGTTATCAACTGGCATTTTGTCTCTCCTCTTGTTCTTCCTGATTTACGTTGAGTTCTTTTTCTAGCTGTTCAACAGTTTGAACAACAGGAGTTGAAGCAGGAGCCGAAGCTTGATCAGAATCTGGTTTTCCTTGTAGATTACTATGTCTTAGTTGCTGAGCCAATATCCTATCATTCATTTCTAATTCTCTACGTTTTCTAGACCATAGTGTAGGACCAGCAACTACTTGAGGCTCACCTATTGGTTGTTGAATAATAGGAGCCGGTCGCAACAAACTCGTAAGAGTCTCTGTTAACTCTTTGTTAACTTGTCTTTCGTAAACGAGTTGTTCTCGCAAGGAGACGCAAGTTTTGCAATCTTCATACTCTCTGTGAAGCAACCAAGCAATAAATCTAAGCATTTAATGATACCTTCTGCGAAAACGGCTGCGTCTCTGATAGTTTGGATTCCCAATATTGATGATGTTGTTACCGTGTTCAAGAACTCTCATTTCGTTATAATGTTTATTTACATCTTGATGTTTCTGGAAAGATTCGACAACAAGATTAACTTTCATCTGATCTTCAAATCCAGTAATCTCTCCGTTCAAGAATTGACGACAAGCTTTGCAGAAGTAACGAAGATCATCTAATGGATCATCGCCTTCAAATTCCGCAACATCTTCTGTCTTCTTCTCATCATATACAGCCATTGGAATTGTATCAATCAATAGTTTGCAAGTATTGAATATCTGTAAAACAGGAATGTTAGTTTCTTCAGGTTCATCTATGAATTGTCTTCTGTATCTCTCAAGAGCTATTTGACCATAAAGCCGGTAAATTCGCTGAGCGGCTGCTAAATCATAGAAATCCTGCTTAGACCTAATTAATCTCTTCTGCTCCCACCTAAGAAAATCATGAACAATCTGTAACGTAGCAACTCTAGAACCAGGAGTGTTTTCAGAACTTGATGCAACTAATCCACTATATTTAGTAAAATCTGAAGCGATGGTTTCTCCGCCTCTTTGATGCCATGCACTCCCACAGAGAACTGTATAAGTAGGAGTTTCATTTAAAGCATCATGAATTTCTTTTATTTCGCTTGCCCAATGGGCGATATCTCTACCTCTCCAGTATCTTTCTCTGTAAACATAAATCCTTTTATCGGGTGAGATAGCACCCCACATTGCATAACACAAAGCTGTCTTGCCCCAATCAATAGACAATATTCGTGGCCACCACTCAGGGACGCTAAATGGTTCAATGACATGCAATGCGTTATCCGGTTCACCAGGGAATCGCATTGGCCTGAAAGTGGTAAATACTGATCCCTTAAATGCATGCCAATCACCCCATCTCTTAGCTTTGTATTCTGCTTCACTTGTTTGTCTGAGGATTTCAAGTTTCTTTACATAGAGAGGATCATATTCCATTCCATATGGATTATCCTCAGCTAGTGCAGGAATAAATATTCTTGTTAAACCAGTTACTTGATCTCTTAGGATTACTCCACCCTGTTCGTATGATTTAACGAATCTGTTGTAAACGAATGTCTGTCCTGGACCGCCTGGATTGGAGCCGTTCCTAACAAATGCAAGATGGAAATCACCGCCAGGGCGAATACGGCTACCAACCATATAATGATAAGGATGGGCAGTAAAGTGAGTAAGTTCATCGAAACCACAATAATTATACTGAGCTGAGTCATACATAGCAATATCGCTATCATGTTGAACGTGACCGAAATCCATATAAGTTCCATACTGTGACCATTCCCAAGCATGTTTAGTTTCATTATACTTTGCACCAGTAGCAGGATAATACTCTTTTGATAATCGAATAATTTCTCTTTCAAGATCAGGAAATCTTCGTCGTAGGATAATACCCTTAAAACCTTTAAACTTATAAAATCCCCTAAATAAAGGTAATAGTGTTAGTAACCAGCTCTTACCGCCGTAGGCGGCACCTCCGTAGAGACACTCAAATACTTCATCTGGTAATGAGAGAACCTGTTCTTGTCTTTCATGTGGTTTAATATTCTTTTCTCTAATGAAGTCTTCATATAGGTTATTCCCTGGATCAGATGAAATTATTCCATTAGCTATTGAAATAGACATACTTAACTCTTATCTTATGTTTATGTCGCCGTTTACCGGGAAGTTAGAACGATCTCACTGAAACAGTTGTATCTCCACCAGGACAACGTAGATAAGTGCTAGCTGCTTCTGCTCCTACAGTATCGGCACCAACTAATGCATCCCAAGCTACTCCATCTACACTAATCTCAACAGCCGCTAACGAATGAATACGCACAATCTTAGGGGGTAATGCATAAACAACATTCTGCGTAATAGCATATGAACGACCTGCGCTGAGTGTTTCTGTTGGCACTTTTTGTTTCCTGTCTTCTCTACGTTGC